TGACTAAAAGTATGTTGAATAGTATAGGAAATTCTCGTACATCATATGCTGGAGGTTATTCCAATGGGCCAAATTATGCTGATAAGTATAACAATAACCCATATAAAATAGACAACCCTTATTCAAATGGTCAAGAAGACATTTCTTGGCTTTTATAAAAACAAAACATGGCAGATACAGGATTATTTAGTAGATTAAGACGATTATTTTCAACAGATGTACTCATTCGAAATGAAGGAGACAACCAATTAAAAGTATTCGATATCAATAAAATACAAGTCTCAGGTGAGTATGAAACAAACGCACTTGTAGATAGATTTAACCGTATCTATACCAACTCACACACCTCAATTTATGGATATCAAAGCAGTTTTAATTACCAAACTTTACGCCCCACACTTTATTCCGAATACGATTCAATGGATACAGATGCTATTATTGCTTCTGCCCTAGATATCTTAGCTGATGAAAGTACTTTACGTAATGATATGGGTGAAGTATTACAAATTCGTAGCTCAGATGAAGACGTACAAAAAATCCTATACAATTTATTTTACGATGTATTAAACGTAGAATTTAACTTATGGCCTTGGATTCGTAATATGTTGAAATATGGTGATTTCTTTTTAAAACTAGAAATTGCTGAAAAATTCGGTGTATATAATGTAATCCCTTACAATGCATTCCATATTGAACGTCAAGATGGATATGATAAAGACCACCCAAATTCAGTACGTTTTAGATTTGATCCAGATGGTATTTCATCTCCTTCAGACTATGGTTACTATAACGTACCAAATGCAGGTAATCAAGCAAATGCTATTTTCTTTGACAACTATGAGATGTCACATTTCCGTTTATTAACAGATACTAACTTTTTACCTTATGGTAGATCGTATTTAGAGCCTGCTCGTAAGTTATTTAAACAATATACTATGATGGAAGATGCGATGTTAATCCATCGTATTGTTCGTGCACCTGAAAAACGTATATTCTATATCAACGTTGGAAACATTGCGCCTGCTGAAGTAGAAAATTTCATGCAGAAAACAATTTCCAAAATGAAACGTACTCCATATATTGATCAACAAACAGGTGATTATAACTTGAAGTACAACATGCAAAACTTGCTTGAAGACTTCTATATCCCAATTAGAGGAAACGATCAATCAACTAAAATTGATAATTTAGCAGGTTTACAGTGGCAAGGTATTGAAGACGTTACCTACTTAAGAGATAAATTATTTGCTGCCCTTAAAGTTCCTAAAGCGTTTATGGGGTATGAAAAAGATTTAACAGGTAAAGCAACGTTAGCTGCTGAAGATATTCGATTTGCACGTACAATTGAACGTATCCAACGTATTGTAGTATCTGAGTTAACTAAAATTGCTTTAGTTCATTTATACGCTCAAGGATATCATGATGAGAGCATGACAAATTTTGAATTGTCATTAACTACTCCATCAATCATCTATGATCAAGAAAGAATAGCATTGATGAAAGAAAAAGTTGAACTAGCTAACCAGATGATGGAAAATAAATTATTACCTTCTGACTGGATTTATGAAAACTTATTCCATTTAAGTGAAGATCAATACGACGAGTATAGAGACTTAACAATTCAAGATGCTAAACGTAAATTCCGTCTTGCACAAATTGAAAACGAAGGTAATGACCCATTAGAAACAGGAAAATCTTATGGTACACCACATGATTTAGCAGCTCTATATGGTAGAGGTAGATATGAAGCAACAAATGTACCTGTTGGATATGATGAAGATGCTGATTTAGGTCGTCCTTCTGAAAAAGTAACTGACAGAAATACACAAGATAATGCGCTTGGAAAGGACAGAATTGGTTCAGATGGTATTAAAAAAGATGGAGACGAATCAGATTCAATCAGACCACAATACAAAGGTGGAAGTCCATTAGCTCTTGAAACCAAAAACAAACCTAACCGAAATAGAAGAATGTTCAATGACATAAAAAACCAAAGTAAGCAAATTATCTTTGAGTCAGATATCAGAGGAAATTCACTATTAGATGAATCACAAATACGAGAGTAAGAAAATTCCACATATTTATAAATAAAACAATATTAGAATGCAAATCAAACATTCAAAGTATAAAAATACTGGTATCCTTTTTGAATCATTGGTTCGCCAAATTACCACAGATACATTGGATGGTAAGGATTCACCGGCAAAAGATATACTTAAAAAATATTTCGTTAAATCGGAATTGGGTCGTGAGTACAAGTTATATGAAACTTTGTTAAAAAAAACGTCCTTAACTGAAGGGAAAGCAAACGTTGTAGTTAGCACATTAGTTGAATCGTCTAAAACATTAAATAGAGGAGCAATTAAGCGTCAAAAATACAATTTGATTAGTGAAATTCAAAAACACTATGACATTAACGAGTTTTTTAATCATAAACTTTCCAATTACAAAATATATGCTGCTTTCTATACATTGCTAGAAATTGCAAATACGCAAGAAGCAGTAGATCCCGAACAAACAATCAACAATAAAGTAACTATTTTAGAGCATTTAACAGCAGCTAAAATTACTGAAGGTAAAGTTCGTGACGAAGTGATGTCTGAATTTGAAAAAGCTGATAAAGATGTACGTCTATTAGCTTACAAAATGGTGTTAGAAAACTTTAACGAAAAGTACGATACACTACATCCAAAACAAAAATTAATATTAAAAGAGTATATTACCTCTATTGACAATACACCACGTCTAAGAGAATTTTATACTAATAAGGTAACAGAAATTAAAGAAGAATTAGCGACTTTAAACAAGAAAACTAAAAACAAAGTTACCCAAATCAAAATTAACGAAATCCTTACGGTTATTAACCCACCAGCTAAAAATGCTAAAATAACTGATAACGATTTAGTTGATTTGTTACAGTACTACGATTTAATTAATGAATTAGAAACTGTAAATGGATAAAATTAAAGAAATAATCCGTAAAAAGCTCAAAGAAATGAGTGCTACCGGTGGAGGTGGTGCTTCATTTTCTGCTGGGCAAGGAATGAATTATGCTACTCCAAAGGCATTTAAAAAGACAAAAAATCTTGAAGAAGGACCTGGAGCAACTTTAGGAATGGGACCAAGTGCAGGACCTGAAGGTGTTAAAGACAATGCTTATGTTAAGCAATTTAAATATAAATTAGTACCTAAAAACCCTAAACCAAAGTCATTTGATATTAAAAAACTTTGGGAAGATGAAACGCTAAACGAAATGAATGACGTTCAAAAAAGACGTATTGCTTCGTTAGAGGAAATTGAAAAATTGTTGAACGAGATTCAACCATTAGTTTCAAATGCAAAAAATAAAACAATTGAACTATATAGTGGAAACGCTGGTTCATATGATATAAATAAACCAATAGAGATAGTAAAAAGCTATTTACAAGAAATAAAACAACTTTTATCAGAAAAATAATGAAAAAGACCCTACAAGATCAGTATTTGTTAATCAAAGAAGGTAAAGGACATGTTGGTGTTTTCCTTACAGAGGCAAAACGTCAATTTCCAAATATTGTACGTAACGCTGCTACATTTGATGAAGCAGTAGCATCACTTAAAACTAAAAATATCATTTCAGAAAATGTAATTTCGGTGATGCCTGCGATTATGGATCGTCCTAAAAAAGAATCTTATGAAACTGCATTTGAAGCGTTTTTAGCTGAAGCAAAAAAGAAAAACGAAGACGAAAAAGTTAAAGCAGAAGAAAAAAAAGTTTCTAAACCTGTTGAAGAAGATCTTGAAAAAAACTTTGACTATTCAGACGAGAAAAATCCTGACAATATGATCTTTGATCAAATTATGATGGGTTACTATGCTGAAATGAAAGATCCTAAAAATGCTGATAAAACGATGCAACAATTAAAAGACATCGTATTTAAAAACTTAGCAAAAGATCCAATTTACTATACAAAAGATGGCCAATTTGGAGTTAAAGATTTAGGGTATGTAACTGAACATCCAGGCTTAGGTGAACCAAAAGAAGCTAAAGGAAAATACAAGTCAAGTGGGTATGGTGATTTAAAAGAATCTATTCGTAAATATACTAAAAGTGAAGCTTATAAATTGTTTGATTACCATGAAAGGACAGGAATGTTACCTCAAGGTATGACAAAAGAAGAGTTTAATAAAATAATGTCATACTATAACATAAAAAGAAATCATGATGATTCTATTGATCCTGCTGGAGGTAGTGGTTTATATAGCCATTTAGAAGAAGCTATAGATGGAATCATTTATAATGACCCTCAACCAAACCCATTAAAGGATTTAACAAAAATGTTAGTTAGTGCTGGAATAAATGCTGAACTAAGAGGGATTAATTACGATTTTATTAGAGTTGATAATGACAAATACGAAATAAGCTTACAAAATGGAATGTATCGTGTTAGAGATTTAAGTAAGGCTGGGTCACCTATTGTAGATGAATATAAGCTTCCAGAGGAAGTTGTTAATTATTTTACAAAATCATCTAATTCAAGTTTTCCAAAAGAATATAGACCTTCTCACATTGATAGAAGTTTAGAAGAAACTAAATTACGTAAAGTAATTCGTGAAATGATTGATGCTGAATTAGAAGAAGCAGGTAGAGGTTTTGCTACTATGGGAACTATTAATCTTAGAGGTGATGGTGATGGGAAGTTATTTATCCCTAAATACTATATTTTACCTCCTGTAGCTAGAAAAAAACTTAACTTATTAAACCCTGGAGAAAATGCTCCTTCATATAATGAATCTATGAGGATCCCTCATATAAAAGTTTTACCTGACAATACAATTTTATACTCCAATTATCTAGTAAATGCACTAGATAACCCATCAGATAATAGAAATCCTCTTAACAGTATTTTAAAAAATCTTGAATCAAACTTTTATTGGAGTCAATTTAAAACATATACTAAAAAGTTTATTAGTTCTAGTACAGTAAAATATCCTGTTCTTGGACGAGAAGCAGTTTATCATATTTTAGATTTTCCTAGTGATTTTGAAGTATCAAAATTAAAAGATTGGGTTGAAAGTGAACTCTCAAAACAATATGCTAAACTTCAAAAAGCTGAATCTGGAGTAGTAGGAAGAGGACGCCCGGTTAATATTGAAAGTTTAAAGAAATTTATAGCTAATTTAGAATCTCTTAACCAAAATCCTGAAGGTGGGATGGTAGTTGTTTTACCTCAAATGTTTGAAGAATCTTTATCTTTACGTGAAAGCGTTGAAAAAGATTTAATGGATATTAACAAAGAAGCAGAACATGAAGTTTTACAATCTAAATTAGACAAAATTGACGCTTTAATCGATCTTAGACGTTCTAAACTTGGTAAACTTGACGAAGATGAGGATATGAAAGCCTTAACTGACAAGAAAAAAGTTAAAGAACTTGAAAAAGACATCAAAAAGTTAGAAGTAGCTCGCAACAAAGTTGAAAAAATGATGTCAAAATTTAAAGGCAAAAAATCTCCCGACAAAAAAGTAATTGACGAAGATGAACCAATTGCAGAAGATCTTGATGTAGCTGCTGAATATGTTGAAGATGCTACTGAAAGATTAGATGCTGGTCAAAAAGTAGATTCAATTAGAGACACATACAGTAACATGGGAATGAATCAAAAATCTGATTTAACAGACTATTTAAACACTATAGCCCCAGACGATTTAAAATCTGATTACGTATACTAAGATGAGTAAAGAACTTTTAATAGAAACTAGACATTTCGTCCCTAAACCAGTAAAACTAGTTGAAGGAATGAACAAAAATGGAAACGTTTTTGTTGAAGGAATATTAGCTACAGTAGAAGTTAAGAACGGAAACGGCCGTTACTATAAAAGAGAATTATGGGACCGTGAAATCGACAACTTTATACGCAAAATCCAAATGAAATCTACTGAAACAGTAGGTGAATTGGACCATCCTGATTCTCAAGTAATCAACCTGAAAAATGCATCACATGCAATTCGTGAAGTGTGGTGGAGAGGAGATGAAATTTGGGGAAAAGTTGAAATATTTTCCGATCCAGGAGAATTAGGAACTACTTCAGGCCGCATTGCAGGTGCGTTAGTTAGAAACGGATTAGTTATTGGTATTTCTTCTCGTGGAATGGGTTCCTTAAAGCAAATGGGTGAAGTAATGGAAGTACAAGACGATTTTGAATTGTTAACATGGGACCTTGTATCTAACCCATCTAACCCAGATTCATGGATGAAAAATGGTATGTTAAACGAATCTAGAACATCCCAATTAAACGAATATTCACGTACAAATTCAATTATTACCGAAATTTTATGTGCTAAAGGCACATGCCCTATATTTTAAAACGCCTGCTACCTTAGGCAGTAAATGTACCCGTAAACATACCTTAAGAACTGTTTGCGGGTCTTTTTTTGGTTTTGCGACTTTGACGTCCTTTCCACATATATATAACTTGAATATACCACCCCCCTCAATTCTTATGTGGTATCTATATTAAAAAATTCTATTACGTTTCTTAATAAACGTACTTTCCCAACAAATAATTTAGGAAAAATGGCAACAAACAGAGATTTGCTTAAAGAAGCAATCGCAGATGCTAAAGCTGTTAAAGAAACTGCTATCGCAAATGCAAAAGCTGCTCTAGAAGAAGCCTTCACACCTCAATTAAAATCAATGTTCGCTGCAAAACTTCAAGAAATGGAACTCGACGAAGAGGAAAAAGACCTTGAAGAAGCAGGATTTGGATCTATGGACCCTATGGGTCATGGAAACATTGAAGATGATTCTTCATTGTATGAAGAAGATCTTGACGAATATGCAGAACTTCAACCAACTGACCTTCCAAAAGGAACAAGAGGTATAGAAAAGGATGAAGACATGATGGAAATTGACTTAGAAGAGCTTTTACGTGAGCTAGAAATGGAAGAGGGTAATATGGAAGACCTAAAAGAAGCTGAAGGAGATGACGACGATGATACAAACGTATCTGACGAAGATTCTGACGAAGGTGACGAAAAAGGAACTCCAATTGACCTCGAAGACATGACAGATGAAGATCTTAAAACTATGATCGAAGACGTCATTAAAGACATGATCGCTGCAGGTGAAATTGAAGCAGGTCATGAAGGTATGAAAGATGAAATGGGTGTAGAAGGTGAAGAAGAAGTTGATTTAGCTGAACTTTTAAAAGAAATCGAAGAAATGGAAGACAAGAAAATGTACGAAAAAAAAGAACCAATTGATGAAAATTTAATTGACATTCTTATGGGGAACGACGGATTAGCTTCTTTTGGAGTTGGTAAGGTTGTTTTAACTACTTTGATTGGAATCGCAGCTGGTTTAGTAGCTAATCAGTATCGTAAGTATAAAAAAGACGAAAGGCTTAAAAATATGAAAGATTCTGAAGTAGCAAAAATAGCTGCAGCTGATACAGGATTTGATAACTCTCCAGAAGGTAAAGAAGCAGAAAAAGCAGTACAACAAGCTCTTAAAAATCCAAGTTCCGTTGAAGAAAGATCTTCTGAAGAACTTGCTGAAGCTTATAAAACTATCAAAACTCTTAAATCTGAATTGAACGAGATCAACTTGTTAAATGCTAAACTTCTTTACACTAACAAAATCTTCAAATCTAAAAATTTGAACGAAAGTCAAAAAGTAAAAGTGTTAAGTTCGTTTGACAAAGCTACTACAGTAGGTGAAGTAAAATTAGTGTTTGAAACTTTAAATGAGGGAATCAAAGTAAAACCAAACTTAATTAAAGAAAACCTAGGTAGAGCTTCTAAAGGAACAGTTACACCAAACGTTAAAAAACCAATCGTTGAGTCAAACGATGCATTCTTACGTATGCAAAAATTGGCTGGAATAATTTAATTAACAATTTAAAACAAAAACAAACAAAATGTCAAGTATTAATTCTTTATTAGAAAGCTCGGCTTCTGGATGGAAAAACATGCAGAACGATGCTGCTCGTATGGCTTCTAAGTGGGCTAAAACGGGATTATTAGAAGGATTGAATAGCGAAGTTGAAAAAAACAACATGGCTCTAATCCTCGAAAACCAAGCTAAACAACTTGTTGTTGAGCAGTCTTCTACCAATGTTGGTGGGGGTTCATTTAATGTAGGTCAAGGTGAGCAATGGGCAGGAGTAGCTCTTCCATTGGTACGTAAAGTATTCGGTTCTTTATCATCTAAAGAATTCGTTTCTGTACAACCAATGAATTTGCCTTCTGGTCTTGTATTTTTCTTAGATTTCCAATATGGTACTTCTGCTAAAGCTGCTCCAACTGGTCCATTTGGTCCAAGTTCAGACACCTATGCTGCTACTTCATCTATGTATGGTAATACTAACCCAGGTGTAAATAATGATGCATCTCAAGGTTTATATGGAGCTGGTAGATTTGCTTATTCAGTTAACCAATTCTCAGCATCTCTTCAAGTATCTCGTTCTGCAGCTGTTTGGGCTGATGTAGATTATGATTCAACTTTATCTGCTTCTATTGCTGCTGGTGAATATTCAAGAGTTACTTATTTTGTAGGTACAGGTACAAACGCTGTATACCCAGACTTTAAAGGTGTTCGTGCATTTGTTCCAGCTTCAGGATCAATAACAGCTCCACAAAGTGTAGTGTACGCCAATTTATTGCCTCAATACACATTTACCAATGGTTCAACCTCTATTACATTTATTATGTCAGGTTCAGCTATAGGTGCTGGTGGTGGTATCCCAGGTACAGGTTCAGCAGTATCTACTAACACATTATTCTACAACGTACAGCCACAAGACAACCGTCGTGGTGATTTTGAAGATAATAGTGGTGCTGGTTATTCAAATGCTGAATCTACAGCTGCTGATCAATTAGCTATTCCTCAAATCAACATCCAAATGAAATCTGAGGCTATTGTTGCTAAAACTCGTAAGTTGAAAGCACAATGGACACCAGAATTTGCTCAAGATTTAAATGCATACCAATCTTTGGATGCTGAAGCTGAATTAACTTCAATCATGAGCGAATACATTGCATTGGAAATTGATCTTGAAGTATTAGATATGTTGATCCAAGATGCTTCTGCATGGGATGAATATTGGTATGCTA